GTACGGATCGCAGGGAATCTCCCACTCGTACTCGTAGCCCTCCGGGTAGCCGAGACTCTCGCTCCGCAGCTTGAACTTGCACGGCCCGCGCTCCTTGCCCGGCGGCGGCGGGTCGCGCTCGATGTAGTAGTACAGGTCGTGCCCGGCCAGCGTGCCCCGATACCCGCTGATCGCGTCCTCCCAGTCAAGCTCGACGGATTCCGGCTCGCAATCGTAGTCGCTCGGCGTGAACGTGACGCAGATCGCCGGGCAGACGCAGGGGCAGCACAGTTCCACGCGGTACGTGCAGTTCGGGCAGCAACAGCATTTAGAGTGTTTCCCGCCCATGCTACTCCGCCAGTGGTTCGACCTCCGGGCAGCAGAGTCCTCCGACTACCCAGGCCAGCGTGTATTCGTCATAGTCACCGAGAACACGCTGCCAGTGCGCGTGCCCACGGCGTCCAATCAACTCCTCGGGCGGTTCATCCAGCAGGCAGCCGTCGACATCCACCAGCGCGATGCGCCCGTCCGGTTCCAGCCCCGGAACCACGCCATCCGCCGGGATGCTCGTCAAGACGGCGTAGAATATGCCGCTGTACTCGTCGTACTCGTCGATTTCAAAGTGGACCGTATCGCCCCCTCCGCCGCCCGCCGCGTCGAGCAGCAACCACTGGACGTACTTTCCGTTGTGGTCGACCAGTTTGATGATGCTGTCGGTCAAGGCGTCAGGATGCCCGCCCCCCTCATTGTCGGCCGTGCCCGGATTCTGCCCCACTCGCCAGTCCACCGCCACCGGACTTGGAGGCGTGTAGTCCTCTGTCCCCTGGATCGGAAGCATCGCCGGGTATACCTGGGCGACCTCGTAAGTGCCGATCGCCCGCTTGCCAAAAGGTTTGGCGACCGAGATGCCCGGCTTGTCCGCGTTGCCGGCCTCGTAATCCACGAACTTCCGCAGACGCGTATCGAACCCACGGCAGACGACGTAATCACGGTAGGTGTCCTCGGCCGCGATCTGCACCATCGCGCAGTACGGGTACACTCCGTCTTCGCGCAGCGCCGCCCTCTCGCCCGTGATGGGCTGAAAGGGCGGCGGCAGCTTGAAATCCGGCGTCGGTTGACGCCGCTTGCGGAACGTCACAACCCACCCTCCGAGTTACCGAACGTCGCAGAGCAGAGTCGCCTTGCCGATGCAGCCGATCACCGCCGTGCCGGTCGCTGAGTCGTTGACCGCGATCGCAATGCGCACATCCAACTCGTCGCCAGCCACCAGCGCTGTCGGTGTGATCGAAAAATCGAAGTCCGCAAAGGTAAGGCTGTTGATGTCCACCGCGGAGGTGGTGCAAAGGTCTGCGCTCAGGCCAAGCTCACCATCGGACTTGTATGCCACCACATCCAGCGTGCCCGAGACGCTCGCGACCGTCGTGACCATTCCGGCGTGGAATCGCAGCGTGACCGTCTGACCGTCGACATAGGACCACGGCAACGGAATCACCGCGCGAGCGTAGCGCGTTGTCGCGCCGGCGTTCTTTAAGTCGCCCGTCTGAATCGTTGGGTGATCTGTTCCAAACGCCCCGCCAACAAGCCCAAGATCATCGTTGGCCGCCGCCGCTGCCAATGGAGTGGCAAACGAATCGTGCTGCCGCCACCACGTCCACGGAATGACGAACGGCTGCAGGTCCGCCTGCGCCAGAACCGATGCTCGCGCCCGAAGGGGTGTGATGTCACCGGAAATGCGTGCGCTGCCGTTGATGACGACATCGCCGTTGAAAGTACCGGCTACTGACATTGGTATGCTCCTGCATCAAAAGGACACGAATCGTTCTAAGGGGTCAGCCAGCCGCCGCCGCTGTCGCCCAAACCAGCCACCACTTTCGCCAGTTCCTGCCATTCCGGCCCAACGTCGTCACGGCGTTCCACGAACCCGTACAAGCCGACCAGGATCTCGTTGCGGGTCGAGAGCTGATAAGCCATCAGCTTCATGTTTTCGGCGTGCATCCCGCGCTGGCCTTCCAGCCGCGCCACCGCTTCGTTCATCTTCTCGACGATCGCGCGGTGCTTGTGCTCCGCCAGGACAGACGCGTTCTGCATCGTCAGCGCGCTGTACCTCTCCTTGCCAGCAATGATCCCCTTCACTGCGTCCTGCAGTTGTGCCAGGAGAGTATCGTTCGCCGCCATGGCCACCCGCGACACGTCCTGCTGGGCCGCGTGCTGCTTGTCGAGGCCTGCCAGATGCTGGGCTTCGATCTGCTGAATCTGCTCGAGTAAGCGGTCTCGCGTGCCAGCATCCCACTGAGTGAGAGCCTGCTGGAGCTGCTGCAGCCGGGCCGCCTCGTCGATCAACACCCGCCGTACTGCCTGCCCGGCGGTGTGCAGTTGCGTCGTCACCTCGATGTCGAGCCGGGCGTGTGAATCCCGCAAAGCATAGATCGCGCTCTTGCCGTTCATCACCCGATCGCGGGCGGCTTGGAGAAGCTGGTAGAGTCCCGTGATCTGCGCCGCCTGGAAGCGATACACTTCCTGCTTCACGCCGTGCAGTCGCTCCTTGCCGGCCAGCGTTCGATCCCGGGCGCTCTGCTGCATCCCAAAGCGGCTGGTGATCTCGCCAACGTGCTGGCCATGGACCTGCTGATGTGTGCCGTGGAGACGGTCTCGCCCTTCCATCGTCCTGCCACGCATCGCCGCTTGCTGATCGTAGAGATGATGCTGGTTTTCGAGCTTCTCCCTGGCCAGCCGATCGTTGAGTGCCTGAATCTGCTCGTCCCGGTCCCTTTCGTTGCGTGCGGTAATGTCGGCCACTACCGTGGAGCTATAAAGGCCACGATCGACCAGTCCCTGAATTTGAGCGGACAGGGCAGCAGCGAAATGCTCGGTGATTCGAGCCAGTTCCGTCGTCCCCAGATCGGTCAGGTACTGCTCCGCAAGAGGAGCGTGAGCATCGTAATCCTGCTCCAGCGTTGCGATGTCGCCCGTGTAGAGCGTGTCGTGTGCAGCCAGCTTGTTCGCTGACGACGTGCGGGCTGCATCCAACTCCGCAGCGATCGCGGTGTAGTCGGTGGTCAGCAGTCCAAGCGTGGTCTCGTAATCGCTCGCATAGGCCGACAGGGCGTTAATGCTGGTGGTGAGCCAGCCGTTCACGTCCGTCTCCACGTCCGTGTAGTCGGCGTCCAACTGAGTCAGAATGGCGTTGATCTCCGCAGCCACCGACGCCAGTTGCGCACCCAGTGCCGTGACCAGTATTGGAATCTCGCTGGCATAGACCAGATAGTTCGACTCGATCACTGAGAGGCTGGTAGCCTGAGAGGCGGCAAACGTCGTAAGATCGGCGTCCGCGTCCTCCAGCAGCGCCACCATCTCAGCTAAGTGGGCGGTGTAATTGGTATCCAACTCCGCGAGCTTCGCCGCGAAGTTCGACAGAAACGTGCTGAGATAGCCGTCCTGATCGGACAACAAGCCCTCGATTGTCGACGCGTTGGCTCCGGCGTTGGTTTCCAAGTCGTCCAACTTCGTATCCATCTCCGCCAACGCATCGCTCGCGGTCGCGGCGTCCGCGACGATCTGCGCCTGATTGGCGTCGATCATCGCGTCCACCTCGTCCATGTAGGTGGCCAGATTGCCCAGGTAGAGCGTCACCTGCGCGTTCTGCTCCGTCGCCTGAGTCTCCAGGTACGACTGGCTGGTGGTGAGCATCTCCGCCCAGCTTTCAACGACGGAGTTGTACCGATAGTCGTTGAACTCCTTGGCCGTGTTGGACGCAGTGGTGTACGAGTTGAGGAGGCTCTGAAGGACCATCCAGTTCTGGAGCGTGCGCCTGCCCAGCGCATAGTATGGCGTGGGCGGATTGGTGGTCTCGTCGTAAGTGACCGTAGTGATCTGCCACCCCTGCGCGACAAGCCATCCCACGGCTTCGCCGGGGATATTGGTCATCACCTGTTCGGTCCACCAGTAGAGTGAGTATGGCGACGAATCGTATGGGGTGTGCAGCGGACCCTGGCCGTCGTCCTGCGCCGGAACTGGAGTCAATGTCATTGGCTCATCTCCATTTGCCGCTTACGAACGCGCCGAGAATGATCTCCTCGAACGCCCATGTTCCCGTCGAGTGCAGCCACAGGACGCACCACACCGCCCTGGTGCGAGGGTACGCCATATGGGCCCGCCCAGCGCTCCACGTACCGCTGGACTCGACATAGCTCGCGTAGCTGGTCCCGGCCAGCGCTGCGGTGATCGCCGCCTTGCCGTTGGCCGCTGCCTCCTCAGCCGTGTCGCCGGTCACAATCCGCCACGCCACATCGTCGCTGCCGGCCGCGACGTTGCCGTGGAGATTCACAACTTGGCCGAAGGTGTCCGCCTGTCCCAGCCGGAATGGGCCGAGGAGCACATGGCTGTCGGTCTCCGTCAGATCGAACGGCCAGAACTGGTCCCGGCCCGAGTCGTAGAACCACGACAAGCCTGATGAGCGGTGAATATACACGCCGCGATCGGCGTGGTTGTAGGTGAGCGTGCAGAGAACATCCTCAACGCCAGTCAGCTCCTCCGGGATCTTGTCTTCCGACACCGGCTTGAGTCCAGTGCCGTCCGCGTTTACGGAGTACAGCCCGTGCGACGACAGAAAGTACACCTTGCCGTGGTTCTCGCACCACGCCCCGGCCCCGATGATGCCTACCTCGCGGCTGACATTGCGCAACCGCCCTGTCAGTGGATCGCCGGAGAGCACCCACGTCTCGTCGGCCGTGAAGCACAACAGATGCTGGTCTTCAAAAGGCGCGACCGCTACGACAGTCTCGGGTGTCCCTCCGGCATCGGTCAGCACCCACAGCGCGGGCCGCATCACATCGGAGACATCGGAGCTGAGATCGTCATCCGTGTGCTTGCCAACCCGGCTAGCCTTGACGACGGCGCCGCTGAAGGAGATTGCCCGGTCGCGATAGACCGGATCTTCTTTAGGGACCGCCTCAATGGCGGTGAAGGAGCCGCCGCGGAGACGATTCGTCAGCGCGTCCTCCAGACGAACATTAACCGCCCAGACCGCCGGGTAGGGTTCCCGGCGGTCTGCTGCGGTGCGAAGTCCCCCGCGTCGGACGACGCCTGCGGCGGGGAAGAGGATGTTAATCGTGCGTTGCGCCATAGTTGCGACGTTACGCCAGTAAGGCGTGCCCGTACATGCGAATGAGGAACTGGCCGGCAGTGTAA